GCCGCCATCGCGGACTCCGCTTCCCCTTTGGTCATCTTCGAGCACAGCCCGAGCACCTTGGACCGGCGGCTGCCGTCTTCCCACCAGAAGGCGACCCACACGCGATGCCGCCCGTGTTTGCGGGCTTGCAGGCTGCCTTTCTGGAAACGCTTTCGACGCATTTTCTTGCCTCTTTCCTGCGTCGAAGGCGTTGACTCTTGGCATGACCCGGATACTACCATTCGCTGGTGGCCTCCAGGTGGCCGTCTTCTATCCAGCGGTCCAGCCATTCACGCCGGATGAGGATGCGGCGGCCCGCGCGGAAGACACGAGGAGGACGCACGCCCGGCACCTTGCCGTTGATCACGTTCGAGAGGTGCGCTTTGGAGATACGCAGGTATTCCGCAGCCTCCTCGAGCGTCATGATCGGCTCGGATTGGGTCATCGTGGGCATGGCCTCCTCCGGTCGTTTACACGGGCCCGGTTTGTCCGGTAGGCATCAACAGGCAGTTCACGGTGGTGACGCCGTTGCCGGCGGCCACCGTGGCCACGCCTACCAGGGGCTTGCTGCCCGTGCCGGCGGTCTTGGTCAACTTGGCCTGGCCGGAGTCCCAGTAGAGCTTGTCGCCCTGTGCGATCACGTCGGCGGCCACCTTGGGCAGCTCGAAGACGCCTTCCACCGTGACCTCCACGTCCGCGCCCGAGGCGGCATCGAACGCGGCCACGCCTACGAGGGAGCCGACTACGACCAACTGGCCGCTGGCCACGGCGGCTGGCGCAGTGACCGTAATGGTGTTCCCTTCCTGCACGAAGTTCTTCATGGGTCAGATTCCTTTCGGGGTGATGACAACCTGGCGGGGCGACGTGGCGCCGCCGCCCGCCAGTTCGATTTCCTTGTTGATGGTCGCGAGAGCCGCCTGCATTTCCGCGATGCTGCGGTAGGTCATGGCGCGGCCCTCGAATTCCACGCGCAACGTCCCGCTGCCGATGGCGGCGATCAGGACGTCACGCATGCCATGGAGTTCGGTGAGAGACAGGGCCATGCTTACGCTCCCGGATTCGCATAGATGCCCCGGTAATCCAGCGCGCCAGCGCCGAAGTCGAGCCGCGCACGGATCTGGATGCCATCCACTTCAAAGCCCGCGCGGGTCTCCACCTGAAGGCCTGTGCTGCCCGCCAGGTAGGCGAACTCGATGCTGGGGAACAACATGGGATCGGCGGCGACGTACCAGCGGGTGGCTGACTTGGCATCCAGCCGCGGATCAACGATCAGGGTCAGCTTGCCGGCAAACGGATTCACGTTCGCGGCCTGGGCAGGGTAGATGCTGGCGAGGTATTTCTCGGCGGTTGTTTCCAGCGCGGCCGGCACCACCAGGAACTTCGCCGCGATGTCGAGCGGCGTCTTGCCGTCGAGACCCTTTTGAGAGCGCAACGCCAGCCGCGCGGCGGCCAGCGTGGTGTCCGAAATCGCGCCGCCGCTCGCGGCGAGGTTGCCGTGGGCGGCGTCGAACAACTTCTTGTTATCCGACATCACCGGCCCGATGCCGTTGTTGGCGGCGATCAGGTCGACTATGAACTGCGCCTCGAACTGCGCGGCCGCCGAGGCGAACAGCCGCCCGATGTCGGAGAAAGCCGACAAGTTGTCGTTCACGATGGTCTGTCGGTTGATGCCTAAGATCCGCCCATAGGTGTCAAGCTTGTAGGACTCGCGACCCTCGGCGATGGTGCCCGACTTGAACTCGCCGTTCTCGTTCACCTTCATGAGCGTGGGCGCCTGCCCCAACTGAACCGAGTAGCGATTGCGGAAATCGTTGATCGCCGTCTGCCGGCAGATCTGTTTGATCGCCGCTGGCGCGGCGGCCATCTGCTCCTGCAACACTTTGTTGGCGACGTCGCCCAACAGCAGAGGGAAATCGCTGGTGCTGTGGAGGGCGCGGTCCACGATGGCGGCGTCCGACAGCCCGATGGTCTCGATGCCACGCAGCAGCAGGAATTCCTCTGCCTGCCGAACCATGCTGCGGCCAATGAAGGGTCGCGCCGCTTCGCCTGCTTTGTGCGCCGGGTTGATCCTCATATAGATTGCGTCGGCCATGGCGGCGCGCAGGAACATGGGATCGTCGTACCCGCTCGCCGTCACTGCGGGCTGTGCAGTTCGGATCGGAGGACCGGCGCGATGCTTCAGCGCCTCGAACGCCTCGGCGCGGGCCTGGTCCAGGGTGAGGTTGCGGGCGATCATGTCGTCGGCCTGAAGACCGGCGATCTGGGCGATCACCCGGATTTCGTTTTCGTGGGTTTGCTCCATCGTTGCTCCTCTCACCTTCGCGGCGGGGTCTGCCCCGATCGCCACGAGGGAAATCTCTTTGCCGGTCCAGGCAGTCGCCACAATCGTGCGCATGCCCGTGGCCGGATCCTTTTCCACGCGCCGCTGGTTCACCACATAGCCGACCGAAATCGACCGGATGATGCCGTCGCGAATGTCGTTGAGAATGGCCGCCGAGCGCTCGCTGAACCGCAGGACAGCGGTGCCGCGCTCTCCGTCCACCTGAGCGTTTTCCACCACGCCGAGAATGCTGTTGACATCCATGCGGTCGTGAGAGTTGAGCACCGGGCCGCCGATCAACTGAGAGAGATCCACGGCTGCGGGCGACAGGTCGAGACGCTCCTGGTATGGGCCTTCGAGATCGAATCGCCGCACGGGCGCGGTCGTGGCAAAGACCACTTCCACGGTGCGGCGCTCAGGATCGAACGTGGCGGGCTGAAGCGTAGCGGTACGGGTAAAGAGTTCTTCCATTTGCCTCCTTTTGTAGGTTTGAGGCCAGCTATCTTCGGAATTTCCGTAGATGCGGGCTCCGCGCATCTGAGGAATTTCCTCAGATCGCGGCCGGGTTGCCTTGCTGCGTGACCTTGCGAGGGTCGGAATCGAGTACGAGGCCGGCGGCGTCGGCCGCCGCGTTGCCTGCTGCTATTTGCGCGTCCACTTCGGCCAGGTCAAAGCCGAGCGACGCCACCGCCATTTCGCGCGACATCAGCCCGGCGCGGATGGCCCGCACCATGGCGTCCACCTCGCGTTGCGGATCGGTCATTTGCATGGCGGGCGGCGCCCAGGAGATGTTGTCCAAGTACTCCTGAACGCCGCCGTCAAAAGAAGGGAGCGTCCCGCGAAGTACTTCGAGTTCGACCCAGCGCTGAAACACCGGGCGGCAGAGCATATGGATGAACTGCCATTGCAGGGCGTCGATGTACTTACGGAACTCGATCAGCCCCACCCGCGCCGAGCTGTAGCTCGTGTCGGAGAGGTCGCCGGTGACCACGTTGTAGGGCAGTCCGAGACCACTGGCGATGAGCCGCAGTTGGGTCTTGGCGAAGTCCGCGTAGCCCGCCGTTTCGGGAGGGTCGGAAAACTCCATGGATTCGCCCGGCGAAAGACGCTGGATGGTGCCCGGCTCGAGGCTGGCGGTCCATGCGCCGTCCTCAGCGCGGCTCGCGCCAAGGGGATTCTCGTTCGGCGTCGTGATGAACCCGGTGAGCAACGCGCCGGTCTTCTGCTTGACGAGCGTCGCGCGGTCGAACTGGTCCAGGTCATTCAGCCGCCCGAGGATCGCCATCAACTCCGTTGCGCCGCGAAGCTGGCCTGGCGTCTTGGGCCGGAAGATGTGCAACATCTCGGACGCCGGGATGCGGAGGCTCCGTGGGAAGCGTCCAGGCTGCCCCGGATGCCACTCGTACACGTAGTAGGCCGAGCGGCGCGAGCCCTCGAACTCGATTCCGGCGATCACGTTGTCGCGCGTGATCATGGCGTCGATGAACTCGGGTGGCAGCAGTTGCAGCCGCAGCGTGCCGTCGCCGCCCGTGAGCATCCGGACGAAAACCTCGCCGTCGACGAACATCGACCTGGCGGCGAGGGCTTGCTGCCCATACCAATTGAGCAGCCCATCGGCATCGGAGATCTCAGCCCATCGATTCCACCGCTTAAGGAGAAGGCTCTTGAGCGCTGCATCTCCAATCTTGGGCAGCATTGTGATGCCCGGACCGATCACGTTGTCCACGAACGCCTGCGCCGCCCGCGCCGCGACGGCGTTGTTCGCCGCCAGGTACCGGGCCTGGTTCCGAAGCAGCGGACTCGGCGCAACGCGGCTGTAGTCCGGCACGGGGTTGTTCCACAGGCCGATGCTGCGCCGGTCGCGCGCGGGGCCGGCGTCCGAACGCACCATCAGTTTCCGCTCTACCGAGCGGCGTTGAAAGAGCCAGTTGAACATGGGTTACTTCCGGTGCTCCAAGACCCAATCCGGCGCGAAGAGGACGCCCCGCTCGTTGCGCGGCCGGCGCGTTAGATGGCTGGCCTGATGCAGTTGCCCGATGGTCATGTTGCCGTTCAGCGGGCGGATGGCGCGGATCCGCTTCCCGTTCCCAATGCCCACATAGGACGCCGCGCTGATCAGCTTCAGGGCCACCTTGGGGCGCACGGTGCCACGGCTAAAGCTGCGGGAGTCGTAGACAACCACTTCATACTCCTGCTGCTCCAGAATCCTTCGCAGTTGGTCACCGCTGACTTGCATGGGCGCACTCCTCCTCAGGCCTGGTCTGGAATGGGATGTTGTCGGCTGCCCCTACTTCTGAGCCGGTTTCTTCTTCTGGCGGCGCTGCTGTTCGAGCGTGACGTCGCCGATCTTGGCGAACAGTTGCAGCGTGAGCGTCGCGATGTCGACGACGAAAGCGGAGCGGATGTTCATGGACCGCATCCAGCTCTGGATTCCACCTGGCTGGAGGGCGAGAGTTCCGTCCTGCTTCTTATCCATGAACACCTCGAACTTCGTCTGTCCCTGCTCGTCTTCGTAGGCGATCAGCGCCATGCTGGGGATCTGGTCGAAGTCCTCCGCGTTTTCGCAGAGCCGGATCAGATCGTAAACACCCAAGACGGCCTGGATGCCCTTGATGGAAACCCAACCAGCGGCCACAAGAGGGATCTTGCCGGAGAACTCCCGCAGCAGGGACAGGTAGATGAGATCGAGGATCGAGTATCGCCGGCGGTGGCCGCGCCCGGGCGGCTGCTGTTCCGCAATGGCGACCAAAACCCCGCGCTTGTGCCAGGTGTGCAGCGTATCCGCCGTCAGACCGGTGATCCGCAGGGTTTCGGTGTGGGAGAACGCCGGTTCCTGAAGCTTGTCCAAGTCAACAGGGGGAATCGCCTTCAGCATGATTTGGGTACACTCGTTCCCGTCGCCCCCGGGTCTGCTCCAGGGATAGGAATGATGGGCACGCGCCCATCACAAGACGATTATATGGGCACCTGCCCATTATTGTCAAGAGGGACGACTGAGAGGCCGATTGGATAGTTATAGCATTTCTAGCGTTTGTGTCATATAATAGCCATGGAGGTGATCAGCTTTGCCGCACAAAGAGGCCGAACCACCGCTGGCGATCTCAGAGGCCGACCAGAGACAGGTACAGGAACTCTATCAAAAGATTCAGAAAAGCCGCGCCAAGCTGGTCGGTCCGGATGGCAAAACGCAGAATCTTCCCGTCTCGCTCTACGAGTTTCTCGTGAAGCTGATCGCGGACCTGTGCGAGGGCCAGTCCGTCGCCATCGTGCAGAACGACGCGCAACTGACGACGGTGGAGGGCGCGCGGATGCTGGGCGTCTCTCGCCAGTTTCTGATCAAACTCCTGGAGCGCGGCGACATCCCGCACTACATGGTCGGGACGCACCGGCGCATCTACGTCCGCGACCTCCTGGCGTACAAGGCCAAACGGGACTCGAACCGGCGCAAGATCCTCGATGACCTGACTCGGGCCGAAGCCCAGGATGGCTTGTACGATCTGGAGCCAAAGGAGAGTTGCATAGAATAAGGCAC